CCAAACGAAATACAAACAATCACAAAATTTTTTGTAGATGAGACGGTGATGTAATATGGACCAAATAGATCCTAATATATTTGTACAAAAACTTCAACAGTATGTTAATTGGTGTATTGCAAACTTATACGATAGTAGAGATAGACAACAACTACTTAGATTTATACATAGTATTTTTGGATTTAGGATTCCAACTATTTCAGTATGTAAGGATCATTGCTCTCCATTTGACTTTATAGCCGATTCGTTTTTTGATGAGACTTCTAAAATCATTGCTATTGCGAATAGAAATGGAGGAAAAACTCAAAATTTTGGAATTTTAAACGCTCTAGATGCGGTTTGTAAGAAAAAATGTGAAATTGCTTCAGTTGGTGCTATTGAGGATCAGGCAAACAAGTGCTATAAATACACTATCGATATAATAAAAAAGCCGTATTTTAAAAGTCTTGTAACAAAAGAGCCAATGATTAGTAGGACTCGACTAGATAACGGGTCTGAAATTAGTATTTTGCCAGGTACTATGTCTGGAGTGAATGGCCCTCATCCACAAAGAACTAATTTTGATGAGGTCGAGCTTACGCAATGGAAGATTTTGCAGGAATTTATGTCCATGGCAAAATCAACAAAAACGGTTCCTGCGTGTGTTAGAATAACTTCTACAAGAAAGTTTCCTCATGGACCAATGCAAAAACTAATTGATGAAAAAGATCAGCGTAATTTTAAATTGTATATGTGGTGTATATGGGAGACTATTGAAAGATGTTCAGACGAGCGAAGTGGTACTGTTCCTTGCTATGTTTCGATGCCGAATGAAACAAAAACCGCCATCTTAAAAATAAAAGTATTCTCAGATAATTCAGAAGATTATATGAAGGAGTTTCCTTTAGATGTAATCATGAAAAACAGACATAAATATAGCGGGTGTTTAGCTTGTCCTTTAGTAGAAGTGTGTCAAACTAAGGCTAAAAGAGCTGATGGATATTACGACATAAAAGATACTATAGATAAATTTACCGGTATGGATAGAATCACTTGGGACGCTCAGTGGGAATGTAAAAAGCCTGGAAGAGATGGATTAGTTTATACTGAATTCGATGAAGGTGTGCATGTTATTCCAAGAAAGTCGTTTGTATTTAATCCGGAGTTTAGAACAATTGCCGCACAGGACTGGGGTTATGAGGATCCTGCAGGCACTGTATTTATGCAGTTCCTTCCTAATGGAGATGCAGTTATTTTTGATGAGTTATACGAAAGAAGAAAACAAACTCCAGTACTTATTAAAAATTATCTACAACCAAAACACGAACAATATCGTCCAGAAGTGTGGATTGCTGACTCAGAAAATCCAGACGCTATTGCTCAATTAGAAGATTCTGGAGTTCCTACAATGGGGGCAGTAAAAGATATAGATGTAGGAATAGGTCATGTAAGGCGTTGGTTAAGAACTGCTGATGGTTATGTTAGATTATATATTTGTGATAATTGTACTAATACTATTAAGGAATTTAATTCGTATTGTTATCCAGAACGTGGTGGAAAAAATAAGCCGGTCGACAAAAACAATCACTTAATGGATCCAATTCGTTATATATTTAATACACTAGACAATATAGGGGAAACTAGTGGCGGAAAAGTAGAGGTAGAGTGCTATTAATCCGTCGGGTGTAACTTTTGTTTGTAGATGTATTGTAATACTCATTACTATGTGCCCTATAAATAAAAGCAGTCATGAAGGGAGTGACCTAAGTTGATCGAAAATAAAAACCCCTCCACTGAGATCATACAGGAAGAGCAGATATCTGCGTTTATCTTAAATACTGGCGATATTGTTGATGTTAAGAAGAGTCAGATATCCTCAGGTAATACAAAAGGTAGCGATAATACTATAGATCTCGACGAAGATGAGTTTGGAGAACAGTATGCCGCAGGTAGAGTATACAAACCCACTTTAGCGTTTTCTAATATGAAGCAATTTTCTATAGATAATTTATATCACTCGAAGTGTATGAATCAAAAAGCTGTAGATTGTTGTTTCGGTTGGGATATTGTAAACGTCAATCATAGAGGAGTAGTTGATACCTCTAAAGAAAAGAAGTGGAGTGTTCATGACAATAAGTTATTTGATTTTTTTCAGGAGTCGTTTGGAATGGACGATTTTATAGAAGGAGTTAAATCTATATTAGTGAATTTAGATACTTTTGGAGTAGTATTTTTTGAACTGACTAGAACTAAGGCAGGAGCTCCAAAACGATTAAAATTACTTCCAACCGAAACTTGTAGACTTGCTAGGGATTTAACAAGCTCGTACGGTTTAGGACACACTGATATGAAATACGTGATGCAAGTAGTAAATACGCATGAGCGTATTTTTAAGTTATTTGATGGAGAGATTCCTAAACACAAAGAGCCTCACACAAATCGTCCAATGACTGAAGTTTTCATGATTAGGCATTATCATGTAATGGGCGGCAAGTACGGAATTCCTGATTGGGTTCCTGCATTAAAGTCTATGATTGGAAACGATAAGGTAGCTGATTATAATGTTAACTTTTTTAATAACGAAGCAGTTCCAAGGTTTGCAGTTATAGTTCAAGGCGGCAAATTAGATGACGATACTAAACGAGATATTAAGGCATATTTTAGAAAAGATTTAAAAGGGGTAGCAAATGCTCATAAAACACTGGTGTTAACTTCTCCTAAAGGAACTGAAATTAAATTACTGCCCCTTGCTTTTGAAATGAAAGACGGTGGATTTAGATTCTACAGAAAAGATAATAGGGACGAAATAATTTCAGGACACGGAATGCCTCCACACAGAGTACAAGTTTACGATAGTGGTAATAGTGGAAGTATTTCTCCAGGAATGTTATTCAATTTGGATAAGACTTATAAATATTCAGTAATAGAGCCTGCTCAACGGAAGCTAGAGCATATCCTTAATAGAATAATTAAATTAGGTTTTAATATTCGCGATAAGCAGATTAAGTTTAGGGAGTTAGATATCGGCGAAGAGGCTGATAGAGCTGTCACGCTTAAGACTATTGCATCTGCTCATGAAAAGTATTATAATATGGGTTCGATGACTGCTGACGAAATTAGAAAAGATAATAAGCAAAAGACTTATAACGAACTACCCGACATCGAGAATGATGTCAAGGAGTGGGCAAAAACACCTAAGCCCGTGTATTTGTTAAGACAGGCAAAATTAGCAGAAGAAGAAGCAAAAAGAACGTCAGGCGGCTCAAATTTAGGAGCTTCTGGATTAAACGAAACTCCAAACGATTTTGGGGATAAGAGTCAGGAAGCTACTGGAAAAGATTCTGAAGATAAAAAAATTAATAACTTATTAATGAAGCGACAATTAAACGAAGTATGCGATAAAGTTGATTCAGTATTATCTAAGATCGACGACATCGAAGATGCAGTAGAGGGGGTTTCCAATGACAAATGTTGATTTAGAGATGATTCAAGTACATGAGATTATAGAAAAAATGTCCGCCCTCATAGAAAAGAAAAAAGGAAACTATAATCAGGGCGGAAAAAATAATAACAACTATAAAAGCGGAATAAGTATGTACCCCAAAAAGAAAAAGAAGGCTTGTCAGAAATGTAGGAGCAAAAAGAATTTAATGGTACATCATAAGGACGGTAATAGAAAAAACAATAATTCCAGCAATTTAGAAACTCTTTGTTGGAGTTGTCATGAAAGATCTACACGTAGAAAGTAGTGTGGGAAATCGAATTTTATTTAGACGGAGTCACTACATAGTGGTTCAAAGCCTTTCTAAAGAAGGACCGTATTATACTATTGTCAATATTAAATATAATCGCCATGCACATGTTTATAAAAATGAATATACTGCGGCGATACTAATATGTAAAAGTGCTCATAAACATAACGTACCGAAAAAATATCCTAGATGGATGAAAGAGTCTATAAGGAGGCTGATCTACAATGAATGAACAACTTTATCATGGGTGTCCAGAAAACACAAATTGGGGCACCGGCGTTGTAATTGTCGATGCAGGTAAGATATTATTAGGCTTGCGTACTGATAATAAAAAATGGAGTACTCCAGGAGGGCGTGTTGAGGTTGGAGAAACTCCTCTCGATGCAGTTATAAGAGAAACTAAAGAAGAAGCTAATGTTGACTTGAATCCTCTTATGACTAGATTTGTATCTAGAGTATTTAGCTACAATGAAGGAGTAGTTTGGGATAGCTTCACCTTTATAACTAATTATGCTAGTGTAGGGGATATGAAGCCAGCACTTAGAGAATTTTCAGAGTTGCGTTGGATTCCTGTAAACGACTTGCCTAATTACGATTTATGGTCGCCAACAATAGAATCTTTAGCTGAAGTATTTAAACATTGTCCTCAATATCTATTTGCAGGAGTTTCAACACTAGACACATATACAACTTCTTCGATGGATCAGATGGCAGAACTTGCAACTGCGTTTGAAGGGTCTTTAGGAATAGAGTATGACGTTGCTAAACTCGCAGAAATACAAAAGATGACTTCAATAGAACAACTAATTGGCGTAAAAAATCCTGGACGTAACAACGGATCTGGAACTTTAGGCTCCGATGGGAACTGGAAGTATACTAAACCTGGAAGTACTGACTATAAAGACAAAAACCGCCGCCTCACAGAAAGAAGAGATCCAGAAGGAATTGAGTTAAAACAAAAATTACAAAAGTTACAACAAAGCTATATACAGCATTTTAAGAAGACTCCAGAGTTTAAAAAACAATACCAAATAAAAGACAATACATTTAGTTTTCCGGACTACACAACAGCAAAACAACAAAATTTAGTCAAAGACAAGAAGAGCTACGTTGCTTTATTTAAAGAGCAATATGTACATTATGCATTAAGTGGGACTTCTTTGTAAGTTTAAAAAGATCTTATAAAATTGTTTTATAGAGTTATTGTAAAGTACGGCAAAATACGTCCTTTATTATAGATACTAGTTTGCTTTGTGAGAGGTGAAATATGAGCGAAACATTTAAGTCATACTTTGACATACAAAAAGTAGATACACTAAAAAGAATTGTATACGGCAAGGCACTAGTTCCTGATATGATAGATAGTCAAGACGATTATATCCTTAAAGAAGATATTGAAGAAAGTGCTCATTCCTTTTTAATAAATTTACAAAAAGCATATGTAGAACTAGCTCAAGGAAAACAAACAACCGATGCTAGCCAGATCGGATATATGCATAAAGTTTTTAAAGGGGTTGGCGGCTTCGGATATATTGTTGAGTCGTATATAGATCAACAAGGAAGTTGGGTATTAGCTACTAAAATAACAGATGAAGTTGTTTGGCAGAAAATACTTAATAAAGAAATAAATGGCTATTCTGTAGGCGGAAAAGGTCGTAGAATAGCAAAGAAGGAGGATACTTCAAATGTCTAATCAGATACAAAAGCCAATAACGCAATTAACTGACTTAACTGTTTCGGAAGTTTCGTTAGTAGATAGAGGAGCTATTGGTGAAGTATTTACTGTTATTAAGTCTGAAGAAGGACTTGTGAGCAAGACCATAAGACAAGAAACGGATGGCAAATTTTATATATATTCAGAAGACGAAAAAAAGAAGTTAGGCGGTCCGTTTGATACTAAAGAAGAAGCAGACAAAAAATTAGCTGAAATTCATGTTTTTGCAAATAAAGATGTGAAAAAAGAGGAACGTGGTGTTTGTGAGAAATTAACAGATATGACGGGCCAGGAATTTGTTTCAGTTTTGAATGAAATGATGAAACGATTCTCAGAAATCAATAATGTCCAAAAAGGAGGTTCTAAAGACATGGGTAAAGACGAAGTAATGGCTATGATCAATGATGTAGTTGGTGCGGCTATGGATACTGTTAATAAGAATTTTGTTACAGTAAATAAGGCTATCGACGAAGTGCAAAAAACATTGACTGAAGAAGAAAAGAAAGAAGAAAAGAAAGAAGAAGAAAAGAAAGAAGAAGAAAAGAAAGAAGAAGTATCAGAAGTAGCGAAAGCAGTTGCTGACATAGGTATGGCAGTTAAGACTCTAACTGAATCGTTCGGTACAGTAGCAGAGCAGGTAACTAAGTTATCTGAAGCAAAGACTGACGAAAAAGTTTTAGAAGTTGCTAAAAGAGTAGAAAAGATGGAAAATCAAGAAAATTCATCAAATAGTATTGACGATGTGAAAAAGAATGACGAACCAAAAAAAGTCTTTTGGAAGTCATTTTTAGCTCCAACTGAAAATAATTAATTACTATTAACTAATAAGGAGGATTATTATCATGAGTAACGCTTTTGCTCAAGAATACATTAATAAGGCAAGTGTTATTACGCCGTCGAGCTTTACTGCTCCAGCGTCACTGAGTGTAGATGAAGCTGACAGATTTATAGATTATGTTGTAGATCAAAGTTTCATGAAAGCTAATGCAAGAGTTGAGAGAATGAACGCTCCAACTAAAACTATTGCTAAGGTTGGTATTGGACAAAATATATTGAAGCCTGCAAAATCTGCTACAGATCCAGGTAACACTGTATCATTCACAACTGACCAACTTACTTTAGAAACTAAGGAAATTATCGCTATTGCAGAAATTTCTGACGATTCTTTAGAAGACAACATTGAAGGCGATGCTTTCGTAGATCACCTAATGAAAATGATTGCATCGCAATCAGCAAATGAATTAGAGGCTATGTGTATGTATGGTAAAAGATTATCAAATCCAACAGACGCTACCTACATTAATCAATTAGTAGACGGATGGATGACTATCGCTCGCGAAAGTGGTCATGTATTAGATGGCAGAGATAATACTGTTTTTGCTGATGCTAATGGTTACATGGTTCCAGAAAAACTATCAAGAACAATCAAAACTTTACCTAATAAATACAGAGGCAACAAAGCTAACTTAAGGTTCTTAGTTGCTGACGATATTTACCAAGATTACAACGATTACATGGGAGCAAGAGCAGTATCAACAGCTGATCCTTACTTGCTTGGTGTTGGAAGATTAACATATTCTAACGTACCACTACAATCAGTATCATTAATGCCTACAGATAGACCAGTTGTTGATATAGCTGGAACAAATGATACTATTGCTGTTGCTGTTGCGGCTGGAGCTACTTCATTCACAATGGCAGATGCAACAGGCGTACTTGTAGGAGACGTAATGGTTCTTAATATGGGCGGTGCATATGAGGAAGTAGTTACAGTATCGGTTGTAGCAGGAAATGTTATCACAGTTACTGAACCTTTAACATACTTACACGCAATAGGACATACAGTTAAGGAATGTGTGGCTGATGGAACTGAAATGTTGCTTACTGACTACAGAAACTTACTATTTGGTATCCAAAGAGATATTAAATGGGAAACTGAAAGGCATCCAAGAAGAAGATCAACTTCATTTGTTATGACGTTGAGAGTCGATACTCAAATCGAAAATCCAGATGCCCTTGTTATTTTGGAAAACTTAAAATCCAAATAATTGTAATCACTAGAACAATAATGGGGTATCTAAATAGAAAGATTATTTGGATACCCTTTTATATAAAAGGAGGAAAAGATTCATGTATTTAATTCATTATAAAGGCAAATGTGCATCTATTACAATACAAGGCATAAAATTTACTTATTCTAGAAGAAGTGCAAATATTCCAGATGAGCGAGCAACTGATTTTGTAAACTCGAAAGGAGTTCCATATAGAGAAGATATCGATGTTATTAAATTAAATAAATCCGATATAGTTCCAGAAAAAGACAAAACTACTAATACAGTAAAAATGTTTGATGGTGCAGAACCTAATGCAGAACCTAATGCAGAACCTGACGTAGTTCCAGTAACAGTACAAGAGATTAAAAAAGGAAGAAATCTAGACGAAATAAAAGATATGTGTATGGAAAGAGAATTAGATACTGAAGGAAGCAAAACTGAATTAGCTGAGCGTATCGTGGCATATGAAAATTCGCTTCAGGGGTGATATAAATGGCATATTTGACTATTGAAGAATTAAAAGCTCGCTCTGTTATGGATGAAATTAAAAATATAACTTCTCCAGTACAGCAAGTAGAAACAATTACAGTGACTGGAGGAGCTACGGCAGACGCAGACGTAAATGTTATAGTAACAGCAGAAGGCTTAGTTGGATCTCCAGTAACTGTAGCAGTTCCAGTAATTAATGGAGATACAATAACTGATGTATCATCTAAGATAATTATTGCGTTACAGAGCGATGCTGAAATTATTGCCCTGTTCGATGTAAGTGGAGCAGATGCAGATGTAGTATTAACTAAAATAAACGCAGAGGCTAACGACACAACATTAAATATTGAGATTAATGGCTCTGCTAATGTAACTGGAGTTCCAGATGTTGCAACTTCTGTCGATACAATTGCTGGAGTAGTTGATGAGGACAACGATGCAAAACTTCAGGCGTTACTGAATTACTGTACGCTTCTTATTGAGAGTTATGTCGGATTTTCGTTCGCACTCGAATCTGGAAAAACAATAAGCATTGATGGTGATGGTGATAATCAACTCGCCCTCCACAAAGAATAATTGCAATCACATCAATAACTAATCTAACAAGTAATTATAGCTACGATATAAATAGTATTCGTATAGTAGGAAATAATCAAAAAAGATTAATTAGCTCTTTAGACACATTTCAACAGGGCTATTATAATATAGAAATAGTTGGAGATTTTGGATATACTACTGTTCCCGAAGATGTACTAGATGCACTGACCTTGTTATGTAATGGGTATTTTTATATTATAGATGATTCGGACACATTAAAGAAAATGACGGGCCCATTTGCTCAAGAACAAATCGGAGATTACAGCTACAAATTAGCCAGTAAGATAGGATCTATTACTAGCGATAATGTCGATACTACAGGAAATCCAAATGTTGATCAAATATTAAGTAAATATCGAGAGATTTTATCGATAGGGGTGGTATAATGAGTGCCTTATTTGAAACTCATACAATGACTGTAAAGAAGAATGTAATTACTAAAGTAGACAGACAGCCCGTATCTAATTTAGAAGAAGTAATAACAGGGGTTCGATGTAGAATAACCGGAACTCAAAATGAGGGCGATAGTGACGAAAGAACTAAACTATTTGTATCAGCAAAGAATTATAGAACTATCGTAGGCGGATTGCATAAAAATTATGAGATAGTAGTAGATGGCGAATTTACTCAATCATACATAATAACTAAAGAACCTGTTTGGGCAGGCGGAACTAATCATCACATAGAATGTATTTTGAAGGAGCGGGTATAGTATGATGGATTTTCGATATAGTACTGAGAACCTAGTGGAGGATAAAATTGATGCGATTAGAGAAGTTTATCGTAAGTGGGGAGTAATTCTTAGAAGTGCTCTCAAATCAACTGCACCTCACGACTTAGGAACTTTACGAAAATCTTTAAGATTTAAAGTACTATCTCCAAAAAGAAAAGCCGATATTACTGGAACAGTTAGATTACTTGTTGGGGTATTAGATCAAAATTCGCCGGTGTTGAAATATTTACATACTATTGTATATGGAGATAAACTTCCGCATTTTGTACCTGCTTCAGAAGGAAGTGCATTATTTGGTTGGGCACTTAGGCACGGACTCTTATATTACGGAACTTCTAGAAAAAAAGATGGAAGTTTTTCTACTAAGTCTAGACAAACTTGGAGAGTAAAGAGTACTGGAGCAATATTTAGAGGATTGCGAATATATCATCAACCAAATGATTTTTTTGGAAGAGTTTATGCTAGATATCATTCGCAAGTAAAACAAGATATACGACGAATTTTACAAGGTGGTTAATATGGCAGTTAGAAAAAGATTTTTTACCAAACAGCTTGCAGATTTAATAAAAGCAGATCTAATTAATGCAAATACAGATTTAGATCTGATTAACACAGTTTCTATTGGCGATGTAGACTTGATGCCGTCTCCAGAGGACTTAAAACATCGAGACACTGCACTCGAATATTTGCCTGCTGTTTATATAAAGCCTACTGATGTAATAAATGTTTCTGTTACTAGAAATAAAAGCATTAGTTCTGGAACGTATTGCTTTACTTTGAGATACGCTCATTATTACGATATTGAGGATACAACTAACGCTGTAAGTAATGCTCTAGAAAATGCTGGATTAGTTGCAGACACTTTATTGGAGGACAATCATTTTGAAGATCAGGCTATAACAAACGCCCCCCAATATATAAACCTTCAAGATAACGATGGAAACATAATAGGGGATATACTAGCTACAGACATATCCAGAATTTCGTATGATACACTTGAAACTGAAATCTTCAAAGAATTACAGATTCCTGTAATTGTTGTTGATATAGAATACCAAATAATGTTTAGAAGCAGATATAGGGGGTAGTACAAATGCACGTGATTTTTACTTCACTAGGTCCGGATAAGAAATACACTACAACAGATGGAAGAGTATTTGAAGATGCAGATGTAGGTGTCTTAGAAGGAGAGGATTTAGAAGTAGCAGTGATTCAGTCTAAGTTTGCTCAAGAATATACAGAAGACTTAGAAACAAAAACTAAGCGATTAGTTGCTTCAGCAAAAAAGAAACGAGCAGAAATTTTGCTTAAGATGGAAAAGATGAAGCAGAACAAAATTAAAAGATAAGGAGGACAAGAATTATGCCAACAGCACAAAAGTTTGACAGTATAAAGATTGGTGTATGCGATTGCTTTTGGAGACCAGTTCCAACATTAGCTATTCCAAATCCAGATGAGATATATTTGGGATTAACTAAAGGCGGATGCGAATTGACTTATACTCCAGAATGGAAGCCTATCGAAGTGGATCAGTTTGGAAAAACTCCAACAGAGTCAGTTCTAATAGGAGAGGATGTAAACGTAAAAGTTCCTTTAGCAGAGACTGATTTAGGTAAGTTAGAACTGTTTTCTCATACAGCAAGTAAAACTACTGTTGAGGAATCTATTGGAACTGTTCAAATTTCTGGGGGAGCTACGGGAGTACCTAATGTACTAACTTCTGCAGACACTACTCCAGGAACTGCAGGAGTTCAACAAGTAGAAACAGCTACAGTTACTGGCGGAGCAACTGCTGACGGAGATGTAAAAATTATAGTAACGGCAGACGGTTTGCCTGGATCACCATTAACTATAGCGGCTCAAGTATTTGATACAAATACGGCAAATAATGTAGCATCTAACTTAATTGGTGCATTACAAAGTAATGGAGCCATTATTGCAATGTTTACCGTAAGCGGTTCAAACGAAGATGTAGTATTAACTAAAATAAACGCAGAAGCTAATGATGCTACACTTAATATGGAAATCAACGGTTCCGATAATGCAACTGGTGTTCCAGATGTTGCATCGTCTGTTGATACTACTGCTGGAGTTGCTCCAGTACTGCAAGTAGAAACAACTACAGTCACTGGCGGAGCTACAACAGACAGTGGCGACCTAACAGTAACAGTAACAGCGGCAGGAATGACTGGCACTCCAAGAGCTATCCTAGTAGCAGTCGATCAAGGAGATACAGCAGACGAGGTTGCAAACAAAATAAGAACTGCGTTGAGCTTAGATGCAAATGTAACTGCCTTCTTTACTGTAAGCGGAGCAACTGACGAAGTAATATTAACGGCTATTGCTGACGCGGCAAATGATGCAACAATGAACATTGCAATCGATGGAGGAACTTCTGCAGAGCTAAGTATAGGAGCAACATCTTTTACAGCATCTACTGTAGTTGGATTATGGGTAGGAGACACACTTAAACTAGACGACGAAGAAGTAGTTATTGCTAGTATTAGTGGAAATGATCTTACTTTGAAAAATGCACTTACTGCCACTCATGCTGATGGAATATCTATTTATAAAATTAAAACTAAGTTGTTATTCGGTAGACGTCCTGGATTGCGTTTAGAGGACTTGGCTGGACGCTTAAGACTACATCCAATAGCATCTGGAGAATCTTTAGATGAAGATGTAATCATTTATAGAGCTATAAATAGAGCACCATTGCAATTGAATTATAGGCTAGATGAAGAAAGAGTATTCCAAACTGAGTTCCAAGGAATCGTTGCTAGACAGTCTGCAGAAGCAGAACTTAGCGGACAAGATGCTGGAGACTTTTTATGGCAGATTGGAAATCCAAGTATATAAATCTTAGGAAAGGAGGAATAGAACATGGGAGATTTTGATAGTGTAAAAATCGGTGTTTGTGATACCTATTGGACACCTGCAGGAGGAGACCCAGCAACTGACGAAATATTTTTAGGATTAACAAAAGGTGGATGTGAGCTTGCATATACTCCAGAATGGTATGACTTGCAGGTAGATAGATATGGTAAATCGCCTACCGATGCGGCTTTGGTTGGAGAATCTATCTCAGTTAAAATTCCTTTAGCTGAAACTGATTTGAATAAAATTTATTTATTCTCTCACACAGCTACTAAAGTGAACAGTAATGAGGCTGGATATAAATTAACTTTTGGTAAATTTCCTGGGTTTAGACTTGGAGATTTAGCTGGAAGATTAAGATTGCATCCAGTATCTATGGGTTCAAATAAAGCAGAGGATGTAATTTTATTTAAGGCAGTAAACAATGCTCCGCTTCAATTAAACTATAGACTAGATGAAGAAAGAATATTCCAAACTGAGTTTATGGGAATGATAAACAGAGCTCATATTAGTGGGGCTATGTTATGGGAGATTGGAGATTCTACTATTGGAAACACTGCAATAAAATTATCGTCTACTTTGGACGTGAA